GCGTTGGGTAACAGGTGAGATGCGAGCGAGCCTGTGCTTGGGTGGGAGGGATGGCAAGGCGGGCACCGTGTGCATTTCCGAGGGTCAGTCTGGTTAGGACCACACCACCGCAGGAACCACCTGCTAGCCACTCCTCGGCGCGGTCACGGCGCCCATCTCTTATATCGTTGGCGGCTCTTCGGCTGTAAAGCGCTCAGCTAGCCTAGGTACGAGAAAGCCCGACCTGATAAGGCCGGGCTCCTGTCACCCTGTGCGCTGGTACATCCGCAGACGCCGGGCAAAGCTTCGCTTGTTGCCGCAATCCATGCGACCCGGGGTCCTGATAGCATCGAGCCCGACGAACGGACGTGCACAAGCGCGAGAACAAACCGTGAAACCTCTATGTCATGCTGCGTCGAGATGTGCAAGGGGGATCGTGACTGGGACCTTGCCTCCGAAGATGTCGATCAACACCTTCGCCTCTTCGAGACCAATGGCCTTGATCACTGTGGCCTGGAACGTCATGAACGGCCCTTCAACAACCCTCGTTTTGTCGCCTGCCTTGATCCGAGGCGCGGGCTTTGGTTCCTGCTTGCCGGACTGATAGCCCGCGATTGCAGCTATCGCTGCGTTCGGCACTCGGAGCCAGCCGGCTGCATTACTGACGACATCCTGCACGCCTTCGACATCTCTGATGTCGTCGATCGGGCGACCGTCGATCGTGATGACGGTTCGATCTTCCTGGACGCGGTCGAAATGGCGCTCGCGGAAAGGCATGCCCGACACGAAGAGGTAGCGGGGGAACGTCCCAACATCATGCTCAACAGGCTTGCGCCGCGGCGCTGTGATGAGGATGTGCGAGCTCGGCCAGAACGTCATGCAGCCAGCGTCTTCCAAGGCCTTCTTGGCTTTCCCCTCGGATCGCGGCGCGGTGTAGACGAGATACCATTTCGTCGCGGGGTCTAAGTCGAGATCTGCCGGCGGAGGGTTGCGCGTCTCGGTTCGCGTCCGGCCGTTCACGATCGTCACCTTCGGCTGATAGGCCTTGGCTTCCTTCACCTTCGGCTTGTGGCGGCGGCGCGACATCACGTCTCTCGATCAGTGGTGCATCTGCGCGGGGAACAACCAGCCTTCGGCCTGGTGCTCGGGATAGAACTTGCTGAGGCCTGGCTTGTGGCCAGCAGCGACGCGAGCGAACCATTCGTCGGTATCGCGTTGGACGAAGATCCGATCGTGCTGGGCTGGCGTCGCGGTGCATGCCGTTGAAAGCTTGAGCCCGGCCTTGACGCACCAGTCCGGTTCGCAGCCCTGCCAGCCTCGGAGCAGCATCAGGTCTGCAGCTCGGTCGGGCTCGGAGAGTTGCCGGAACTGCTCGACCAGGAGCTTGGCGGCGTGCAGGCCGAGCGGCTTTTTCATCTTTCGGCGGTGCTCGACAACGGCCTTGGCTCGATCCTCGGACAGAACCGACGTCAAGCAATCCATGATCAGGGCATGCTCCGGGCGCCGCGCCTTGGCGCGTGCTCCAACAGGCTCGTTAGAGACTGTTGGTTCTGTATCTGTCTCTAGTTCTGTCTCTGGTGAGTTACCGTGACGTTCCTGTAACGTTACATCGCTGTTTTGCGACGGTTCTGAAACGTCAACTCCAGCTCGCTCTGCCCGTTTCCGCTCACGATGCGCAGCGACGCGCGCTTTTGAGCGATCACTCGAGAACTGACGGTTGCCCCACTTGACCACAGCACTCGCAGCCACCCGGCCGGAAGCCTCCAGCGCATTCTCCACAGCCAGAACGTCGCTCTCATCCGTCCGCAGAAAGTAAGCAACCTCGGCGGCGTCCAGGCAGTATCGTCCATTGTCGTCGATCTCCGCGGCGCTCTCCAGGATGGCTGCCCATATCCACACGACGCGCTCGACCGGCTGGCGCGACTTGATCGCGACGCTGACGAGCTTCTCGTCGCGGCATAAGCCGGCGTAGTGGCGGAACCAGCGGCTCACAGCAGCCTCCCGAAGTTGACTTGCTGCTGCGCCGGAAGCTCGGGGGGCTTCCAGTCATCGAACAGCGCGTCTATCTCTTCGAAGTTGCGCGGGTGCTGTCGGCGGAAGTCCGGCCAGTGCGGTCCACGCCGCCAGGCCCCGTCCACAACGCTCAGCCACTGGCTGTCGAGGAACCGGCGGTGATCGATCTGGATGTGCTTGAAGTCCTGCCGGCAGAGCCAGCCGCGGCGCTCCAAGATGCAAGCGATCTTGATGGCCTTAATCTTCCAGTCGGTGAGCCGCAGTGGAGCCTTGGCGCCGGCGGGAACATCTGGCACGAACTCCGGCAGTTTGACGCGCTGCGTCGGCAGCATCAGCGGCCATTTCTCGCCCCACGTGTATTCGTTCGGCATGTCTGGGGTGACCAATGGCTGCCACGGCTCCGGTTCAGCGGTGATCGTGATGACCTGAATGCCGAGGCGCGTGCAGACCTCATGATGCAGCCGGCTCCCGGTGCCGTAGGGTACCAAGACGGCCCGGCAATCGGGGCCCGGTGCTGTCGGGCTGTATTCGTTCTCCATGATCTGGAGAAGGACGTCGTCGTTGAGCCGAAGCTTGGCCTCGATGCCGACCTGGAAGCCGGTCTCGTGCACCATCAGGATATCGCCCCAGACTTCCGGATAGGCCTTCCACTCCTTCCGGCGAAGGCGACGACCGTCGCGGTTGGCGATCTCGCCGGTTGCGACCTCAATGAAAAGGCCGCACATCTGCGCCTCGCTGTCGAACTTGGCGACGGCCCGCTTCACCGCACCGCCTCCAGCTCTTCGACCTTGAGCGCGACAGACCAGCCCTTCGGACCGCCATCGAGCTCGACATAGATGCGGTCTAGNCCGCAGGGGCGGCCGCGGTAGGCGCGTTGGATAGTGCCGGTCTTGCCGGCGTGCTCACCCGCAATGACGCGAACCCGGGCGCCCTGGCAGAGAGGATCACGGATGGGTACGGCCGCGGCCATGGTCAGGCCACCATCATCGAGACGAGATCGCCAGAAGTGCCGGTGTCCTCGGCGAGCGTGAGATTGCGGACGGCCTGGCGGAAATAAGCCTCCTTGAGCTCCGTACCGATGAAGCGGCGGCCATGTTTGACCGCGACGAAGCCCTCGCTGCCGATCCCCATGAAGGGGGAATAGACGACATCTTCGGGATTGCTCCACAGATGGACGGCGCGCTCGATCACGTCGAGCTGCAGCGGGCAAAGATGCCGCTCGTCCTTGTCGTCGCGGGCAACGGCGACGTTGAGGACGTTGGTCTGGTCGACGGTCATCCAGACAGGCGACGCCGCTTCCTGCCACCAGGAGACGGGATAGATGCCCGGATCATGCCGGACCGGCTCCGGCGTCTTTCCATCGCTCGCCTTGCGAAATACCAGCAGGTAGTCGGGCATACCGACCCGAACTCGGCTGCCATCCGTTCGGAGCGTCTTGTAGAGTAAGCCGTGCGCCTTGGTCCGCGTCATCTCGACGACTGGGCATTTCCAGATCGTGACGCGGGAATGGTAGATCCATCCCTCCTGCTCGTGCACCTGGCGGATCAAGGCCGGCAGGTCGAACAGTCCGATCACGCCGTCTCGGGACTTGCTCAGCGGCAGATCGGAGCAATGGACCGCGCTGATACGGCCCGGTTTCGTCGCACGCAGCAGGTCGCGGACGAGGAAGCGATAGCGCTCAGCAAACTCGTCGTGGTCCGCGACGTTGCCCATGTCGCGCTCACTCTCGCTGTAGACGTAGAGCTGCGAGAACGGGGGCGAATATACGGACAGCCCGATGCTGTCGGCCGGCATCGTCGCGGTGAACTCGACCGTGTCGGCGTGATAGGCCGCAAACCGATCGCTGATCGTCTGGTCGAGAACCTCGGTCATGCGCTCACCCATGCCGGCAGCGAGGCCAGCTTCTGCGGTTGATAAGAATGGAGGCGGATATCGGCGCGATGCGCGCGAGCCATGGCCGCGGTCATTTCCCGCTTCATGGCGTCGTGGTCGCCCGCCTTGCGCGAAACGACGTCCCAGATCGCGGCCTCGGTATCAGCGAACACGACATGGCAATCGACGGGGCGCGTCTGGCGGAAGCGCCAATGACGGCGGACGGCCTGATAGAACGCCTCGTAGGAGAAGCTCATGCCGGCGAAGACTGTGCGCGCGCAGTGCTGCCAGTTGAGGCCAAAGACAGCAATGCTGGCCTTGGTGACCAGCACGCGGATGGCGCCGGTCGTGAAGGCCGTGAGGCGGTCTTCCTTCTGCTCGGGCGTCATCGAGCCGCGCACCTCGACCGCGTCGGGAATGGCGGCCATGATCGCGTCGGCGTCATAGTCCGTCTCGACCCACACTGTCCAAGGCTCGTTCGGCTCGGCCGCGACGATGGCCGCGACCATCTCCGCGCGTGCCTGGCACGTCAGTCTCTTCTCGGTATGCACGGAGGTTGCGGACATGTCGGGCATGCGGAACAGATGAGCCTGCCCGTCCTTCTCCTCGCCGCGCCCAGCGAGACGATCGGCGGCGACCAGATGCCGATGCATCCGCAGTTCCGGCATGTCGAAGCCGTCATCCGAGAAGCCCAGATCGGAAGGCCGAGAGACGCAGCGCGCCCATGACGCCACCCAATCCCAGAATGGGCGGACAGCATGGCCCTTCAGGCGCCATGTGCCAGTGTCCATGCTGTCATGGATGAACCAGCGCATGAGCATCTGATCTCGGGTCATGACGCCAAGGAAGTCGGCGTGTGTTCCAAGCTCGGCATGATCGTTCGGCGCTGGCGTAGCGGTGCACGCCAGCCGGTACGGCGTGCGCTTGAACGTCTCGATCAGGCGCTTGGTCGTTTGGCCTGAGAAGCTCTTGAGGATGGAGCTCTCGTCGAGGATGATGCCGGCGAACTCAGCGGGATCGAACAGGTGCAGCCGCTCGTAGTTCGCGATGACGACCTGGGTATCCTGCGGACCGCCATCACGAGAGACGACAGCGTCGATGCCGATTTCATCCGCCTCGGCCTTGTGCTGGCGAGTGACGCCGAGCGGTGCGAGCATCAGCACCGGACGATTGGTGCGGGCAACGACCTCCTGGCCCCATGACAGCGCCGCGCGGGTCTTGCCTAGGCCGGTGTCGAGGAAGTTCGCCGACGCGCCGGCGCGCAGCGAGAATTCAACCGCGGCACGCTGATGCGGGAACAACGACGCGGGCAGGTCAAAGTCGCCGTCGAACCCGGTAGGTACGAAGGCGCCGCGCGAAGCGGCGACAATATCGTGATAGCTCGCGAGGCTCACGCCGCCCGCTCCCGCTCTTGCTCGCGGGCAGCGGCGATGCCGTTGGCCGCGGCAGCTGGAGTGCACTCGAGGCGCCAGGCGATATCGACATTGTCGAGGCCGGAGCGGAACAGCGCGAGCGCGTTGCGGCAACCGCGATGGTCGAGCTTCTCGCCTAGAGGCGGCTTGTCGGGGAAGCTGGCCGGAACAGAGTTGCGCTTCAAGGCGATCATCGGCCGATCTCCGATAGGAGGTCACCGCGCAGGGCGATCTTGCCCGCTCGGATCATGGCGAGGTGGATTGAGCGCCAGCGCTCGGCGCCGGGGCTGCTGGTCATGCGGACCTTGGGCGCGAGCCGGAGCGCGGGTCGTTCGTCCTCGACTGCGGGCGGCATGCTGAATGTCGGCAGCGACGGCTGCGGGCGGCCGACCGTGTCGGGGCGCATGTAGGATCGCGCCGCTGACAGGTCGTCCGATCTCTCGATCGGATTGCGACCAGCTTGGACCATCGCATGGCGGTTTGACCGTCGGATCCGCTTCTTTCGCTCGAGGCGATCCTGAGCGAACTGCGGGTTCAAGAACTCCCGAACGGTAGATGCCGCTCGACCGACCGCGTCGGCGATCGTCTGGTAAGACAAGCCGCTCGCGCGCAAGCGGCGGGCTTCCTCGTGCCAGACCGCGCTCATGACTGCTCTCCAACAGCGCGCAGCCGGGCGCTGGTGCCCTTGGCGCGGTTGGCCGCTTCGATCAGGCCGGCGAGCGCATCGTTGATCGCGACGTGCTCGTTCGGCGAAAGGCTGCCGTCGCGCAGCGCCTCGGCGACGCGGTTGGCGAGATCGCCGAACTCGTCAGCGACGCCGCCGAAGGCGGTCATCATGCAGGCGGGCGGCGCCGAGCCGTCGGGCTTGACCAGCGTCATCCCGCCATGAGCAGCCATCGCCTCGGTCACGCAGGGCACGCCGCATTCGGCTTCGAGCTTGAGCGCGGCGGCGATGGTGATCATGTCGGCGTCAGTGGTCGACGACCAGCGATGCATCACCGACTTCGACACACCGGCGACGATGGCCGCGTCCTCGATCGTTCCGATCATGCGGATCAGCGCGCGGGTCGCGGTCTTGAAGCGGAAGAACCACTCGTCTTTCTGTTTCATGGCGTCCTCGGGACAGAAGGGGCGGCGTTCCCGTTTCGGGATTGCTGCGGTGCGATCAGCTGTTTCGCGCTGCCAAATCGGCGGCTGGGGGATGCGATGGACTACGGCTCAGGCGTCGGCGCGCGGTTGCTGCCGACGGTCGAGGAATGCGGGGATGGTCAGGTCGATCGGCGCGTCCGCAGCCGGCACGGGCTTGTGCTCGCCGGGAACAACCCCCAGTCCGCCCTCCCCCTTGCCGGCCTGCGTGACGAGTTCGGCACCTTGCGCATGGGTGGCAGACCTCTCCTCGGTTGCGCGTTCAGGTGCCGCTTGTTCCGGGTTCGCACCGGCCGCCCCTTCGCTCTGGGCTGCGGACAAGGATCCGAGGGAGGTATTCTGTTCGGCCTCTCGCGTGCGGGCATACGCCAGCGTGTGCGTGAGCACCCGCGCGGGGCCCTCGTAGGAGGCGACGTAGAGCGCAACCATCGCGTCGCGCTGGTCGAAGTCGTCGACGCCCAGCTTCTCCTTCTTGCGGATCAGAGACACGGCGGCGCCGAGAGCAGTCTTGTCGTAGCCGTGCGCCTTCGCCTCGGCGTAGACCTCGCGGCGGTCGGCCTTGATCTCGTCCTCCTCGGCGTGAAGCCGGAGAATGCGCTCGATGATGGTCTTGAGCTGGAGGTCGGACATCAAGCAGCCTCCGGCTTTGCATGCCCTATCGCCTCGGCGACGGCCTTAAGGTAGGCGTCATGCGCCTGTGCAGATGTCGGATAGATTCCGAGATGGACACGCTTGCCATCGACATGGATGCAGGCCGCAAACCGACCACGCCCAGCCTGACGAACACCGATCGGAAGCCCCGACTTGTTTCGAGCCTGGAACGAGGAGTTCGCGTGTCCCGGCGCTATCACGACGTTGTCTGGAGAATAGGCGCCAGCATCGCCCTTTCGACACATGACATAGCCATGGCCTCGGCCGCGATCTTCCCATCGCCCAGACTGCTGCCAGATCGACCACCACTGCCAGAGCGTGAGGCGCCATTGGATGCCGCGAGCGCGGGCATTTCCCTTTTGATTGCTGAAGGCTCCGATCGGCGTCTGATTACGCCCGAAACCCCGCGCCATCATCTCACGGCCGATGGAAGCAAGGGCTTGATGCTCCTCCCACGAACAACCCCATCGAGCGCGGCTATCGCGATCCCGGAGCGCTTCGCGTTGCCGCGATTTCTCGGAGCATTTGACAAACTGACCGCCATCGGTGGCATCGAAGCCCCTTGTCCGCGTCAAGATTTGCCGGACCCGTTCTCGGGTAATGCCAGCGCTCTCGCCTATCGAGGCGAGCGTCTCGCCAGCCTGATAACGCCGCGCAAAATCGTCGGCGCGCGCGGCCCGTTCGGGATTTCCATCTGCTCGATAAGTCTTGGCGAACATGATGCCGAACCGCCGAGCGTAAGACCGAATTTGGCGATAGCCCCAGCCGGTAGCCTCCGCGGCTTCGTGACTCGTCAAGCCCTTGCTTGCGAGTTCGCGCAATCGTGTTTCGATGAACGCGGCATTGTCGGAGCGGACACCCATCAGGCTGCCCTTCCCTCAGAGGCGGCAGGACCGAACACATCGGGCCGAAGCTCATGACGGGAGACACCTGTAATCTTCTCGATTTCCAGGACGCGGCTCGGCGGCGCGAGTTTCCATTGCGCAATCGCTTGCGAAGAGATCCCGAGCTGCCTGCTGAGAGCAACGGGACCGTGCGCCAATTCGATGGCGTGCTTGAGGGCTTGCTGGCTCATGAGGCCGAACATAAGCACAACTTACATTTTGGCGNAAGCCATACTTTCATTGCTGAATTGAAAGCACCCCTTACAGTGCAGCGGATGGACACTGTCTTCGGCACCGAACTGCGCAAAGCCCGCAAGGCAGCAGGGCTTACCCTCCAGCAGGTCGCAGATCGGCTGCGGGTATCCTATCCTGCCGTGCAGCAGTGGGAGACCGGCAAGACATTTCCATCGACCGAGAACCTGTTGCGCCTAAGGTCTTTGCTCGGCGAAGGTGTCTGGCCAGACCCTTGGACCGACCCGCCGGGGATGCAACTTGACCCGCCCTCCAAGTCAGAGGTGATATCAGAGGGGCGCGTAAGTCTGCCGTACCCGACGAACGTCCGCGACGTGGAAGAGCTCGGGCTGACGATGGGCGGCGATGGCGAGGACGATAGCGTCTTCGAGTTCAACGGCCAGGTCATCGATCGCGTGATGCGGCCGCAAGGGCTGCTCAACCGCAAGAACGTCTTCGCGCTGCGCGTCGCTAACTCGAGCATGAGCCCACGATTCGAAGAGGGCGACCGGATCTATGTCGAGCGCATGGATGCGCCAGCGATCGGCGATTATGTGGTGATTGAGCTGAAGCCGGCAGAGGATGGACGGCCCGGCAAGTCATTCATCAAGCGGCTGGTCAAGCGCGAGGCCGGCATCCTGACTGTCGAGCAGTTCAATCCGGCCGGCTATCTGGAATTCGGCCGGCGCGAAGTCCTGCGAATGTTCCGCGTCTTCACGCAGCGCGAGTTGCTCGGCGAGTAGCCTAGAGGGCGCGGCGAAGGATCGGCATCGCGGCGACGTTCTTCCCAGCGGATCCGAGCGCCCGGCAATGCGAGCAGAGCAGCTTTTTACGCAGCTCGCTCAGGCAGTAATCCGGAAGGTCCGCCAGGGCTTGGCGCTCCAGTCGCGCGACGCGCCCGCAATCGTCACATCGGATGTCCAATGCTGCGATCTGGCTGACGCGCGGCAGCGGCGCCCTGCTGTCTGACCAGGCTAAACTCATGCCTCGCCTCCGGATGTTTACGTTTCGTTCTCATTTAAGGCAGAGGCCGCGCCGAGAGTCGAGTCGAATCGCGCGCCGAAGGCGATAAAAGATTTCCTTACATTCTGCTTGCACTGAAATAAAAGCTGTGCTTACATTCTCTCCATCGAACGGAGAGACGCGATGTCTGCCCAGACCCTTACCGACCTCGACCGCTTCTGCGCTGCCGCGGCATTCGTCGACGGCCTCTGCAAGGCGCTGATGACTGCTCGCCGCGCCTGTGAACCGGCCCCGATCCCTCGCGGCATGGGCGCCGACGATGCGGTCCGGTTCTGCATCGACGAGGAAATCCGCATCGACAGCGAGGATCGCGCGGCCTTCTTCGCCGACTGCGCCGCCAAGCTCGACGCCAGCCTCGCCCGCATCGCCGCCAGCGATGACATCACCCGCTATTCGATCGCCGCGGAGTGAATGGTCATGGACCCGACCTATCTCAGCGGCTTCAACTTCTGGATTGCATCGGCCCGCGATGAGATCGCCGGCAAGGGTCTTGGCGCGGCGATGAGCTGG